TCATAGATTAAAACTTTTTCTGTAGATTTATCTGTTGCACTATCAACAGGAAACTCATCTATATTTCTTTGTCTAACAATTTCTTCAGTATTATAAATGTCTTCTTCAGATGTTGGAAGATCATTAACTTCTTCTTCATCATAACCCATAGAAACTAAATCTGATCTTGACATTAAAACTTTATGAGAAACAAAGTCTGCGTCTTCAATTGATTTTGCGTTTCGGTCTATTAAAAATTCTTCAGGTGGTACAGATTCAATTTTTATTTTGCCATGTTTTTTTGTACGTTTAATTTTACAATTGTATAAAGTAAAATCTGGAGTTTCAACACTTGGTAATTCAATTCCTTGATCTTCATATTGTTCTAATAAAGCCTCATATTGATCTTTAGCTTTTTCATCTTCTATTTCTTCTTCTTCAATTATTTCTATTTCATCTTGAGTATCTTCTAAAGCATCTTTGTCTATTTTTGATAAATTTTTATAAGTTTCAAATTCAACATTTTCTGATTCATCATAATAAACTTTTAAAAAACCATTTTTTTCAATTAGTGCATCTTTAAAAAAATTATATAATAATTGAAAACCATTATTGTCTTTGTAAAAAACATGATTTAAATATGCAGTTGCTTGTTCGGCAAGAGGTACATCTTCAGCAGTAACAGGTTCGCATCTAACTACTTTATCACTTGCAGTAAATACTCTTAATAAATTTGGTAAGATACTTTCAATTGTATCAGATACATCAGTTGAGACTACTTGTGAACGACCATCTATTTCAGTTCCAAGTTTATCACCTAAATAATATTCTAACGATTTTCTTCTGCTTTGAGAAAGATTACCTCCTAAGTAACCTAACGCATTTTCAATTTGATTTGATAAAAGACTTTTTAATTTTGGATCAGATATTTCGATTATTTTTTTTGCCATATTAAACTATATAGTTTGTATTTATATAAACTTCTTTTTTCCAGTCTGTCATTTTACCACCGATAAAAGTGCAACCATATCTAAAGGCATCTGCTGGGTGACTTGCAAAATTGTGAATGGGTCGATTTTTAAAACATTGGTTTTTATCATCCCACTTTTTTTGGTAAGCCTTCAAAGCCTCTACTCCTTGATATGTTTTTTCTTTATCAAAATAACATTTTGGCAAAGTTTTTCTTACTGCTTCTATCCCATCTTCAATAGAAAGTTTAGGAGCTATATCAAAAGATATACCCAATTCTAGAGCAGATTCCAGTCTTGATTTTCCAAAAGCTCCTAATTCCCTAACTTTTATATCATGTGGAGCAATATGTCTATCATATTTGTAAGGTTTGGAGTCTAGCAGGTCAGCATAGAAATCTAATCCTTCACCGCTGCTTTCCTCATAATCTATTATTCTAAATTCATCTCTGTACTTTTGAACAAACCAAATCGCTGTAGAATCTTTAAGACCCAAATCCCACCATGTCTCCACATCTAAATTTTCATCATAAGGAACATCTTTTATTCGATTTTTATTTTGTAGGTCTTCAATCAAAGCACCATAGTATGATCCAGTAATTGCAGCTTGAAAAGAACACTCAAATTCCTGGTCATACAAATCTTCTGACATCATTTCTTGAGCCGATATTAATTCTTCCTTGTCTAATATATTGGTTTCACTAGCTTTAAAAACCCCAGTCCACCAATCCTTTTGTTCTTGAGCTTCTTTATGCAGTTTGTAAAAATAATTTTGTCCTTTTGGTGTTCCAATAAAAATACACCATCCTTTTCGGTCAGCCAAAGCAGGTCTGATAATCTCAGGAAATATTGTTGGAGATATACTTTGCGTTTCATCCATGACACATCCATCTAAAAATATACCTCTGAGTGCCTGATCGTTCTCTGCACCCAAGATTGTTATTCTTGCACCATTGGGAAAATCGCATCTTAACTCAGATTCATTGAATTTTACAAAAGGAATATTCTTTGCAAAGTTTTTTATGTAATCCCAAGCAGTAGATTTACCTTGTTTAAAAGTAGGACTTATAAATGCGTATCTTGGATTAGGTTTTTCGTTGGTCAAAGCATCTCTAATCATGTGATTGATACACATTACAGTTTTGCCAGACCTCCTATGTGCAACAATTACGTTAAATCGGTGCTTTATGATTTGATTGTGCAAAAATTTTTGTAGTTTTCTAGGTGAATATGGAATTGTAATTTGCATTTTTAAAAAATAAAACCCCCCTTAATGAATAGTCTTATTAGATGGGATTAGCAAGGAGGTAATTCCAAGTTGTTCAGTCATATATTCAGAGAATTGTCTAGCATCATTATAATCTTCAAAGCCATCAAAGTGAATAATTACCGAATTAGTGTGTTCAGTAATTACAATTAATGCGTTTATTCTTGATTTAACTTTTTCAAACATAAGATGCTCCTGTAATCTATGTATATATACCTCCTAACGTAATATGCGAAGCAAAAAAAAAATAATCAGGCACTAGGTAAACAAAACCCCACCCTTTTTTGTTTCAAGTTTCAATTGGTACTTATAATCCATAACTTATCAGTAACTAATGACGCTTGTATTTATTTATTTTAATTAAATTGTTAATTGAATTGCACTTTTGACGCTTGTTATATGATGTTCAGGCAAGTTTCGCTTAAAGTTTGCAAGAACTAACAACCTTAATTAAAAGATTTATTAATTAACATTGATTTAATTGAATTATTTTAACTTATGATTTATCCCACTTAACAATCAATGGTTTATTATCAGCATTTGAAAGCTGTAACTTTTGAGCATTGTCATTGTATTTTGGAAGTAGTTTAGACGCTTTCCACTTAGTTAATGCAACAGCTTCTTTAATTAAATGACTTGTTGCAAGATCGCCTTTACCATTTGCTTTAAAGTCTTCAATTGCTCTTTTTAATTCAGTTTGGCTTTCACTTAAAAGATAATCAACACCATCTTGTTTAGCTAATTCGTATTGCTCTCTAACTTTCGGCTTTTTATGACATAACTGTCTAAATCCTTCCCATGATAAGTTAAGGTCTTTTAATATTGTTTTAATTCCATTACCTAAGGCTAATTCACTATAAATCTTATTTAAAACTTCATTTGTAAATTTAATATTATTCATAAAATTATTTTAATTTAAGTTATTGACAAAGCTATTGACAAATAGTATATGTTGTCATTATATATTATTTATACATAAAAACTAACAATAAAGAAAGGGTTAAAAATGGAATACTTAATAACAAATAATAAAGATATTAGAGATCATTTTGAAAAAGATTTTCTAAGTGTTACAGAAGCTAAAAACTGGGTAACAAATCATCTTGATTTATCTAAAAAATGGACAATTACAAAAGCAACAAACAAAGCTAAAAAGAAATTAGATTTTGATTGTGCTATTGAACATATGAAAAAAACATTTAACAAAGGTGACACAATCTATACTCAATTAATTAAATCAACACCATCAGGAACAACATATATTAAATTAAGATACATTAAAAATAATAGACTTTATCAGTGCACTTATCATTATTCAGTAATAATGGATCATAAGTTAGATGAAAATAATTCTTATTCTATTAGACAATCTTTTGGCAATATGGATATGGGTTTCCATGCTGTTTATAGCTTATGTCGTAAAGTTTGGAATGATGGTTATTATTGTAACCATGAATGGTTATAAGACAAATTTTTAACCTAAATTAGAGCCTTTAAAATTAATTTTTTAGAGGCTCTTTTTTTTTATCTTATCTGTTGACAAATCAATTAAATAAATATAATCTGTCAACAACTAACAGAAAGGTAATTATGAGTATAAAAAATAATATTGAAACATCAATTAAATTTGGTGGTTTTTATGAATCAATACATGATTCAAATATAGATTATATGGTTGAAGCGTATGAGTATGATTTTGATGATGTTGATTATAAAAAAACATTTGAAAGTTATATTGACAGCTATTGTTATAAATTAGAAAGTTTTATTTTGGATAAGTACAAAGTTAATATTAACTTTAAAGATTTAAAATTATATAGCCCTCAATATTATAATTATTCAACTGATGTAATTGATTGTAAAATTAAATCTAAAGAAGCATATAAATTAAATGAAGTTTTAAAAACTAATAAAGATTTTTTAGACTTCTTAAAAGATCGTACTATTAGTTATGATGGTTATATGTCTTTTTATAAATATGATGAAGCATTAAACAAT